CTGGGTACGGCGCTGCGTGGCCAGCTGCTCGACAGCCAGCTGCAGCAAGCCATCAACTTGGGCGGTTCTCGCGAAGTAGAATTCAAGACCAAGCACCTGAACAAATGGGTGACGGCTTCAAAGACGTGGATACAGGATGAGGTTTGGATGCGCAACAAGCGCGAGGCCAACCTCGACGGTCTCAAATGCTGGGGCGGCCTTGACCTTGCAAGCGTCAGCGATATGACGGCGCTGGTTATGTGCTATCCTGAAGACGGCGGCTATCACGTGCGCGGCCATTACTTCCTACCAAGCGACACGGTGCAACAAGTGCTGGACCGCGACCCGTCGCACATCTACCGCACGTTTCTTGAACTGCCGAACGTACACCTGACCGACGGCAACGTGACCGACTACGCCAGCATCCGCCGAAAGGTCAGCGGCGTGATGAACAAACCCGAGGGCCAAGTGGTAGAGGAGTCCAGCCTGATGCACACGTACAACGTGCAAAAGATTGCCTTCGACAGATACAACAGCACGCAAATCGCCATCGACCTCGTTGACGACGGCGTGCCGCTGGTCCCGTTTGGTCAAGGCTTTGTTTCTATGAGTTCACCCACCAAGCAGCTGGAGGTACTTGTCAGGACGGGCAAGCTGTGGCACGACGGCGACCCCGTACTGCGTTGGGCGCTCGGCAACGTCGAGCTGAAGATGGACCCAGCGGGCAACATCAAAGCGGACAAACAAAAGAGCGGCGGAAAGATTGACCCGATCGTTGCAATGATTATGGGCATCGGCGAACACATGAAAAGCCCAGCAGAAGACGAGGGCTATTTTGAGATTATCAACCTTTCGTAACTTGCGCGCAATGGCTAACTGGTTCCAAAGAATTTTTCGGCGTGACGGCTACCAAGTAGCGTACACAGGTCACCACAGTTTTGCATCGCATTTGCGAGGTATCAGCACGCGAGCAGGCGCTTACGTGGACACCGAGTCAGCCATGGGGTTGTCCACAGTTTACGCTTGCGTCCAGCGCATCAGCAGCACGATCGCGCAGCTGCACCTCGACGTCATGCGCCGCACTGAAAACGGAGTGCAGGTAAGTGTCGGTCACACCATCCAAGACCTCATCAGCGTAGAGGCAGAAGAAGGTTATACAGCCTACGACTTTTGGCAGACCTACGTGGCTAATATCTTGATTTACGGCAAGGCGTATGCCATTATCAAGCGCCTGCCCAATGGCGACCCTTACGAGCTGTGCATTGTCAACCCTAAGTCGGTCAAGGAAAAGATGGTTGACGGTGAGGTGATGTACGAGGTCAAGGACCGTGGCGTGTACATGCACGCCGATATGTTGCGCGTTTGCAACCTGTACGGACAAAGCCCAATCGAATTGCACCGCGAGATGCTCGGACTCGCCAAGGCAGCGCAGGACTTTGCTGCTGAGTTCTTTGGTAGCTCAGGCAACATGACGGGCATACTGTCAAGCAACGAGCCGCTGAAGAAGGAGCAGATAGATATTATCAAAGACAGCTGGAACAACAGCGGTGACCAGCTCGGCACTAAGCTGCTGCCATTCGGATTCCGATACGACCGCATCGCAGTTGATCCTGAGAACGCGAGCCTGACGGAACAGCGCGACTTTTTGAATCAGGAGATTTGCCGAATCTTTGGCGTACCGCCGAGCCTTGTGGGTGTGCAGTCGAACGTGACGTACAGCAACACGGAGCAGCAGGCTATCCAGTTTGCCAAGTATACCATCGTTCCATGGACTCGGCAGATAGAGCAGGAGATGAACTGCAAGTTGATTGCACCTGACGAGCGCCTCACACACTTTACACGCTTTGACCTTGCCGACCTTTTGCGAGGCGACAGCGTGAGCCGCGCCCAGTATTACGATACGCTGGTCAAGGCAGGCATCATGAGCATAAACGAAGCACGACGCACGGAGGACATGAACGGCGTAGCAGGTGGCGACGCTCACATGGTCCAAGTCAATCAGATCGCGCTCGACAAGCTCGACGAGTACAGCACTAAACTCAGCAGCGGTGTCTAAGGATTATCCTGATAGCGCAGTCAATAACGCCAAGCGTGCGCTGAAGTATGCTGAGGAAAACGGCTGGGGCAGTTGTGGCACGCCAGTCGGTAGGCGCAGGGCATCGCAAATCGCGAGCCGCTCAGAGCTATCCGACGATGTCATCAAGCGTGTCTATAGTTTCCTGAGCCGCCACGCACAGAACGCTGACGTACCATATGACGAAGGCTGTGGCGGTTTGATGTATGACGCTTGGGGCGGCAAGTCGATGCTGCCGTGGGCCAAGAAGAAAGTCAAGGAGATGAGCGAACGCCAGCAGCGCAACCGTGCTGAGGCGCTTAAGAATAAAGTCGAGGAGCACAACAAAGAGGTGGACGCTGCACACAAGAAAGCGACCGTGTCCATGCTAGAGAAGGTGTACGATCGTGGCGTGGGTGCATACAAGACGAACCCATCAAGCGTGCGGCCATCGGTCAAGACGCCTGAGCAATGGGCCATGGCTCGCGTGAACTCATTTTTGTATGCCTTGAAAAACGAACGGTTCCGAGGCGGCAAACACGATACTGACCTATTCCCGAAAGGTCACCCGCTACGATCAAAAGAAAAAGAAGAAAAGATGGAAGAAAAAAACAGCAAGCAGCTGGCAGAGCTGCGCAACAAATACGGCGACGACGTCGAGCTGAGAACAGCCGAGGTCCGTGCCGCTGGTGACGACTCGCTGGTCATCGAGGGATACGCTGCCAACTTTGAGCAACGCACAGACCTTGGATATTTCAAGGAGGAGATTGCACGCGGTGCCTTTGACGACGTGATGGAGGACGACGTACGGCTGCTGCTCAACCACGACGGCGCACCGATGGCACGCACCACGAACGGCACGCTGGAACTCAGCGTGGACGAGAACGGACTGAAGTACCGCGCAGCATTGGCCGACACGCAAGACGGTCGAGACATGTACAAGCTGATCAAGCGTGGCGACATCACGCAGTCCAGCTTTGCTTTTACGATTGGCGAGCAGGAGTTCAGCGAAGACCGCAGCGTGCGGCGCGTGCTGAAGGTGGCACGCCTGTTGGACGTCAGCCCAGTCACGTACCCAGCCTACCCAACCACTACGGTGGCGGCGCGACAAATGGCCATGCAGGAGCCTGAGCCAGTAGAAGAAACTCAAACGATTTCGGAGGCGCAACCTGAAAAGCAGGAAGTGCGTACCTTTGAACAAACAGCGGAGAAAGCCGCAAAACAATTTAAGATTATGAACTTTCGCAACTCAAATGATGCGGCCCGCTACATTTCCCAGCTGGAAGACAAGTTGGCCAACATCAACGCCCTCGCAGAAACCGAGGAGCGAGCGTTGACTTCTGAGGAATTGGAAGAGACGCAAGAAATCCACAACAAGCTCGAAGCAGCAGAACAGCAGCGCGACGGCTTGGCAAAAAACGAACAGCGCCTCAAGGCTCGTGCCGTTGCACAAGATGCAGTTGTACGAAGCGACAAAGAAGCGATCAAGGCAAACGCCAAGTTTGACTTTGGCAAGGCTTTGCGCGAAGCTGCACAAGGCGGTGTTACTGGTCTCGAGAAGGAGGTGATGCAGGAAGCACGCAAGGAAGCCAGCGCTTTGGGCCTCGGCTTGCGCGGCGACTTCAGCATCCCACAGTCAATGTTGGTTGAGGCTCGTAACGTATACGGCACAACTGCAGGCGGTTCAGTTGACGACGCAGTCACAACTGTAGCCACTGAGGTAACTGCATTGGTTGGCGCTTTGCGTTCTAACTCCATCTTGGCAGCTACTGGTGCTACTCAGCTCAACGGCTTTGTCGGTGACATCAAGATGCCATCTTTGCCAACTGACGCAGCAGAGGAGCCATTGGAAGCAGCAGCTGTAACTGGCAACACTGGGTCAATGGGTTCACAGACCTTGTCACCATCTCGCATCGCACAGCAGATGATTGTGACCAAGGAGGCTATCAACCAAACAAACGGCAACATGTCTGCAGTCATCGCTGCTGACTTCGGCCGATCTATCGCCAACGTTCAGGACAAGATTGCTTTGAACAGCATTCACGGTGTTGGTGGTGCAGCTGCTTTGGCTGGTCAAACTGGTACTGTTGTAGGCCGTATTGAAACTGGTGACAACGATATCCCAGCAATCACTGCTGATGATGTCCGCGACTTGTGGAGCACAATCACTGCAAACGGTGCAGAGAACAACACGCAGTTCGTAGCTCACCCGTCTGATTTCGCTTTCTTGATGGGCCTCGCTAACGTGTCAAGCGTAAGCGCTTTGGTTGAGAACGGACAAATGTTTGGCTACAACGTATTGTCAAGCGGTTCAGTTCCTTCTATCGACGCCACATTGGTTAATGCTTCTGAGTTCCTTAGCAACGCAGAAGATGAGCCATTCGGTGCTGCAGGTTCAGCTTTGCGCTTCTTGTACTACGGTGACTGGACTGACTTGTTCTATGCTAACTGGGGCGGCCTCGACGTTACTGTCGATCCATTCTCAGGCATCTCAGCTGGAACTGTTAAGATTGTAGTCGATACTTTCTTCGACGCAAAAGTTCGCCGAGCTGGTTCACTTGGTGCTATGGTATTCGCACAGGATACTATCTTGGGAGCTAACGGATAAGGTTAGATTGATTGAATGAGAAAGGGCCTCGCAACCATGCGGGGCCTTTTTTTTATCTTGCACCCATGTACTACACTTTAGAGATTACTGGCGCAGCTGCCGAGGCCAGCATCGTCAGCACCGCCGACCTCAAGACATTTTTGCGCGTAGACCACAGCGACGAGGACACGCTCATCGAGGCGCTACGCAGCGCGGCCATCGAGTACGTGCAGAACTATTGCAACGTACAGCTCGGCGACGTCACGGCGGTCATGTATCTCGACGAGTTCCGTGGTACGTGGGAAATCCCTGTTGGTCCTGTGCGCAGCATCACCAGCATCGTCTACAACAACACGCCAAGCACAACGCTCACCTTGGCGACCTCGCAATACTACACCGACCTTAAGCGCAAGCCCGCACGCATCACCACCATCTCGCCGCCAACTGTGCATCCTGACACAAGCAACGGCGTGCAGGTGACAATGGAATTGGGATACCTCGAGGCCGAGGTGCCCGACGGTTTGATTCATGCAATCAAGCTGCTGGTCGCACACTACTATGAGAACCGCAATATTGTCGTAATAGGTACAAGCACAGCAGAAGTGCCTAACTTGATCCACAGCTTGCTGAATCCTTACCGCGTAATTTCAGACCGATGAGGATAGGCAAGAGCGACCGACGTATTACAATAGAGCGCTATACGACTGCAACGAACGTGTACGGCGAGCGGCGGCTGGACTACACGACGCTAATGACCGTATGGGCCGAGCTGATGAAGACGGGCGAAGGTATGACCGAGCGCATCAGCACGAATCAAGATATGCCAATTCAGCGCGTGCGCTTTAAGATTCGCAGCAGCAGCGACAGCCGAGGCATCAAGGCTGACGACCGCGTGCTGTATGACGGCAAATATTACAACATTCAAGGCATCGAGGAGGTTGGCCGACAGGACCAGCTTGTGTTGCTTTGTCAAATCACTGGCACCTGATGGCACGGAAAGCGACAGTATTTGCACACACGACACCGCTGGAGAAGCAGTTCAAAGAGATTGCCAAGCATATCAAGGACAACAAGACGCAGCGCAAAATTCACCGCACGGCTGGCAACGTCATCAAGAAAGAGATGATCAGCAACATCCGCGATGCGCGTGAAACGATACGCCTGCGACGTGGACACACAAAGCGCAGTGCTACCTTTGGCAAGCCTTATAAGATGGATATTCCAGTTGGTACGCTGCGTAGGTCGGTCAAGGTGTGGCTTATCAGCAACCAGCAGAATGCGTATTGGGTAGGGCCGCGAGTAGGTCGCCGAGCACCAGTAAACCGTGACGGCTGGTTTGCCAACATCGTAGAAGGCGACGACCAGTTTATCAAAGGCAGCAACCGCAACAAGGACGTCTTTTTTAAGTCCATCACAGCAGCTGCACCGAAGGCGTTTGAGAAAATGCGCCAACAGTACAGGAAGGAAATCGCAAAGACAGTAAACGCAACACGAGTAAAATGAACGCAGGAAAGGCAGTATATGGTATTCTGAGCGCCAACAGCGGCGTCACTGACATTGTAGGCACTAACATCTTTCCAGAGATTGCAGAGCAGGAGACCGCTGTGCCATTCATCGTGTACCAGCTGCAGAATGTGGCGCCTGAAGACACGCACGACGGACCGTCCAAGCTAGATGAGGTACAATTTGAGTTCCTGTGCTATGCCGACAGCTACAACGCGGCGGCTGACTTAGGTGTCGCGGTCCGTGCTGCACTGGATCGTGTGAGCGGAACGTACAACGGCGTGCACGTGGAAAGCGTGCAGTTTAATGACGTTGACGTCGAGATTGAATACGACCCACGCCGCTACAGTCAGGTGCTCAAGTTCACCTTTCGCATCAAGCGCGATGACGTGACCATTGCCTTGGGCACACCAGTGACGGGTGCAGTGCTTGGCGACCTCAGCGACGTAGATGTGACTGGAGTCACGAATGGCCAGCTCATTGCATACAACAGCACGAGCGGCAACTGGGAAGCGGCAGACGATGCGGGCGGCGCTAACGAACTGAGCGACCTAAGCGACGCAAGTGTAAGCCTACCGACCGACGGGGAGGTGCTGATCTACAGCGGCGGCGAGTTCGTCAATGACAACATCGCCATCAGCAACGTCACGAATTTGCAGAGCGAGCTGGACGCCACGCCTGACAGCCTCGACGACCTGACCGATGTAAAGATTGTAGGCACGCCACAAGCAGGTGAAGCGTTGGTTTACAGCAGCGGCTTTTGGCAGCGCGGTACTGCAGGCGCTTCAACGCTTGGCGACCTTACTGACGTAAACACCACGGGCGCGGGCGTTGGTTCGCTTATCCAGTACAACGGCGCGTCGTGGGATATTAGTGCAGCCGAGTTGCCGAGTGATGCGTTGTACTATCATAACCGTTATGCAAGCGAAGCGGAAACGCTACT